GATTTTTATTTATACGAGTTCTAAAAGTCCAGAAACATCTTCTTGCCTTAGCATTCTGAATCCGTTTCTGTTCCTGCCCTAGATTCAACTTCATCAGCTAACTTATTTACAATTTTTTCATATGATTCAAATTCTTCATCACTTAATATATCAAGGTTTACTTCCTGTTTTTCAACAGCCTCTGTTTTGATCTTTCCGCTTTGCTCAATAGCTTCTTTTAATCCTAGATCCCTAGCTATAATGTTTGCATTCAGCATGTTAGCAGCCGCCCCTGTGAACTTCTGTGTGCGTATTACTTCATCAGCCCACTTAATGACTTCAGGAAAATCTTTCTTACTTTCACTTTCGCTTGTACGCCATTCACACCATGTTTCATGCGTTATGTCTAAAAAGATACACAAACCGCCTATTGTCATTGCACGCATCTTTTCAACATCACCAGTAATAACACCTTCCTTAGTGGAAAATATACGCTGCTCAAGCAAAGGATTATCTTCAACCCATTCAAAGTATTCAATGCAAGCTTCCCTTAACTTATCAGCATCTTTAAATATTAGATCCCTTCCGTGTTTACTACGTAGCTTCCAAAATTGGTTTCCAATTCTCTTATCTGTCATTTTATTGAATCCCCTTTGTTAATTTTTTTATTTGAAACTTTAATGCAGCTATTTCATTTTCTTGATCTGATATTGTTTTTTTTAAATTATCTGCATATCTTTTATATTGTGCATCTTCAGCTTCTTTAATGCTGATCCTATTCATATCAAACAGGTATTGTTGAAAGTTTCCATATGTAAGATTTGTTATTATAGTTCTTAACCTTCCCCAGTCTTTTATTTCCCCTTTTTTCCACCTATCAGCAATTAAACGCATTTCATTAACAAATTCTCTTGCCAGTTCATTACTCCATCGCTCGCTTTCTTTATCCATTAGTGCAACCTCTTATTCTTGTTGTTATCAACTGTGCTATTTTGAAGATCTTGTTCTTCAATAAGTAGTTCTTTTTGCATTCCTAAAGAAAATTGTTGTATCGCCCTCACAAATTCCTTTGCTTCTTCAGGGCTTCTTTTTTGAGTGTTAAAAGCATGTAGCAAGTGGATAACACTTGCATATTGACCGGCTCTTGTTGCATAAGATGTAGCCAAATACTTTACATACTCTAAATATTTTTTTTCTTCATCAGTCATTTTCTTTACCTTCTACGCAAACAACACGCCCCATATGTGATACAACATCACCTTCACAAGTTACTGCTGTGTAAACTGTATGCGTTAAAACCAACACACAACCAACAAGGAAGCCAATAATAAACAAACCTTGAAAGATCTGCCCACCGGTAAACATTCTTTTTTTATTTTTCATTTTCTCTTCTTTTTTATCTTTATTATAACATATTTTAAGTCAAAATTAAAAATTACCAGTTATACTCTTGGTTCATACTATCAATATTATCTTCAAGCTTCCTATCCCAAGGCGGCACCACTTCAGGAAAATCACAAGGTTTATAACCTTCTTCATGTAATGATTTATGGCACCATATGCTTCACTAAGGCATCTTGAAGCCCTACATGATGCTTAACATGGTTATAAGATACAAATTGCATCCTATAGCCTTCAGGGTAATGTTCTTTAAAGTCCTTATGCCTTCCAGAATCAGGATCTGTAATGCCTAGATCCCCATACATCCAACCTTCACTTGAACAAATATGTTGCCCTAGGAACTTTCCATCTTCAGCAATCAACTTACCAACTAAATTACTAAGTTGACCGCCTTCACAATATCCATAGATAACTGGCAATTGATCTTCAGGTTTATTTAACGGGTTATGTTTTACATAGTGTTTTTCCATAATTCATGATCCCTTTAATTAATCCAATATTGTTGATGTTCTAGTTTTTCTTGTTTTACAGCAGATTCTAGTTCTAACCGTTCATCAGGTTCACCAGATACAGCCACTTTCAAAAAATCTTCGCAATACTGGTTTTCTTCATTTGTCGTAAAAACATTTTCACGCTTTTTGCGTTTTATTTCCAAGAAAGTTACTTTACACCACTTCTTTTTTTCTTTTGGGGGATCTATAATTTTTATTATATCCGCTGTTTTTGGCATAACTGAATTGCTTTTTAAGTAAACCTTAAAAGCTGATTCAATCTGCGGCATTGTGAAATCTGATAAAACCATTGCAAATAGTTTGCTTGCGTTTTCTAATTGTTCCGGCTCTTTTCCAAATGTATCAAGCGTATCATAGCAAATTAAAAGTAACGCTGATAATTTACTATGCCAGTCCGAGGGCTTTTTTTGCTCGCTGGTGGTTGCTTTCATGTTTTGGGGCGGATTGCTCGTAGATGGTATAATCATCATCCCAGCCTCGGTTGTTAAGCCATGTGCTTGCATGTTTGATAAATCGTTGCTCTTGTCCAATTGCTTTACAGTAGTTTTGGTATTTTCTAACACCGTTGATAATGGTTTCATAGTTCACCCCTAGTTTTAAAGTTTTCTTAAATGATTTTATAGCCTGTTGTTTATTTCCTATTTTTCCGTAGAAATTCCAAAATTCATCAAAATCACTTATTTTATTATCATTGTTTTCATTGTTATTATTGTTTTCATTATTAGTAGTTGTTATCTGTTTGTTATCTGTTTGTTGCTCGCTTGTTACTTGTTTGTTATCTTGCTTGTTAATACCTTGATATAAATCATAGTTAACTACTGTAATTAAACGGCTTTTGTTTGATGCTTTGCTTGTTAACTCATTAGTAGATTCTAACTTGTTAATTGCAGTGCGTATTTTCATCACACTTAAACCAGTATCTTTTGAAAGGCTATCAAGGGATGTGATGAATTGTCCCCTCCCTATATCAATTCCACGCCACTTTTTATGTATGTGGTTTGCTTTTAATAAGCAATATGTGAATAAATGACAGGTGTTAATATCAGTGTACCATTCCCAATCTAGGAACTTTCTGTGCAAACTAATCCAGCCTTGACAATCAGTCATAATGCTAAACCCCCCAGCTTTTTAAAACCCTTTCAATATTGTTCATCATTTTAATCCGAGGTGAATTTATATGAAAATTCAGGATTTGCGATAAATGCCCCTCCGAAGTGCCTACTTCGTTTGCAAGGTCTATTTGCCGTTTTCCTGCACGTCTAATGCGAACTGGTATTTGCTCAATTGCAGATTTTAGAACTAGATTTGATTCTATATTATTTTTACTCATTGTTTTACGTCCTGTTGAGTTTTGATATAGTCGATATTAAACAAAAGAAATTTAAAAAGCAATAAATAAATTGTTCAGGGTGTGCAACTAGGAGAAACACACCCCTACTAACCATATGAAGGACGAGTTCATAAATACGCTTAAAGATATTATATTAATAAATCACTTTTTACAACCTTTGAAAATAAATCGAAATAAATTTTGATTTAAGTGTTGACTATAGTTTTAATTTCAACTATAAATAGGTCAGACGTTAAACATAAAAAACTAGGAAAATTTATTATGAATAATATAGAAATTATAAAAGAAATTGGATTTGCATTAAACCAAGAGGCTTTGGAGTTGCTAGAAAACAACGACACATTAGCCGTTGCATCTTGGAATGATGATATACAGGAAGCTAAAGAACAGGAATCTAGTTTAGAGATATCTAGCCATTGCTCTAAAACTGGCAATCCAATTTTAGTAAAACTTTAAAACTAGGAGAGTTTAAAAATGTCAAATCCAATAAAAATATTACTAACCGATTCCGACACTTCCGAGGTTGTTGAAATCTTAGAGGAAAAAGCAAGGGCTTACGTTAGGGAAAAAAATAACGTTAAAGCTTGCGAAATTATGGGAATCGCAAAACATATTGAATCACAACAAAACAATCAAAATTAGGGAAGTATTATGTCACGACACACAAAAGAAACTAAAAAAATTGATTTAATTGTAGGGCAAAAAATAAACGAAAAACGTTTAGCAATGGGATTATCAAGGCAGCAACTAGCGGATAAAATAGGCGTAACGCACCAGCAAGTGCAGAAATACGAAAAAGGCACTGATAGGGTTAGCTTTGGGCGTATGGTTTTAATTGCTAGGGCTTTGAATGAGCCGTTAAAATATTTTACTGAAGTTGATAATGAAAACAAATTAGCTACTAATCATCAGCGTATGCAAATTGAAGTTTCTAGGAATTTTGCAAAAATCGAAAACCCAGCAAATCAAAACGCTGTAAATATTTTAATCAAAACTTTGGCAAAGGAGGGCTAGATAATGGCAGAATCAATAATTAAATCATCAATAATAATGCTTATAATGATGGCTTTTATGGCTGTAACATTTTTAAGGTTTCAGAATTGTGAAGGCGATTATTGCACTAGCGTTTCACACGCAAAAATGAAATGGGATAAGCTCAATGAAACATTTTTTTAAAACATATATATTATTCATAATTGCATCAATTCCTAGCTGCCGGCTTTTATATTGCGTGTATGTGAATAGATTTACAATAATAACATTTTTAGATTTTTAGAAGGAATAAGCCATGCCTAAAGACACCCTAAAAGAATACATCACCACAAACAAACCCGCAATACAGAAGCCAGAGGATTTAACACCCGAAGAAGCTAAAGAGGTGCTGTTGGCTTATGTGGAATATCAGGGAGGTGAGGATGCCGAGTAAACAGGAAATAGAAGCTTCAATAACAGCGTTTAAGAAAAGTTTAGACGATAGAGGTGTCAACGTGAGTGGGAGATTAGTAAGTCAATTGCTTGCTTTCGATGTGCATATACCTAAAGCCCTTGAGGCTGCGGAGAAGGTGCGGTGGCAACCTATATCCGAATTAGATTTGAACAAGTTGGTTGTAGCTAAGGAAGACGGGAAAGAATTTATAGGTAGGTTAGCACCCCCATTTGAAGATGGTGAGGTCAATTGGTTTACTGAAGTAGATTATGCGGGCGAATCTATCATAGCACGACACCCAACAGAGTTTAGGGAAATCTTACCCACCCCACCAGAAGGAGAGTAGAATGTCAAATAAGGTGACGCAAGAACAGGCGGTAAATGCTGCTGTCGATTTTATAAGCACCCACCTAGAGGCAGCCGACGAAGGGGAGTGTGTCGACTACTACACCCAAGTAATCAGTAAACTACGTGCAATCGAACAAAAGATGAAGAAGCGGCGGTTTAAGCAGATGCAATCAAGGAGGAATAACAGAAAATGACAGATGAATTAAAGCAAGACCATATTCCCGACACCAGCAATATGGTTGAAGCCCTCAAGGCAGAGAATGAGCGATTACAGGAGGCTTTGGAAGATATCGCCCTACAAAAAGTTTACAAGGGAGCTGACGGTTTACCGTATAGCGAAGTTGATAGAGCTAGGAATTACAGCGTAGAAATAGCAAAACAAGCGCTGGAGGGTAAGTAGATGATAGATAAACTATACCACTACTGGCGCAAATGGTATTTAAATAACAAACAGAATAAAACATACGCTGAAACAGTAGAATGGTGTATGCGTAATAATATATCAAGGAGGTTGAAAGGGTGAAAGATAAACTAGCAGAGATTAAAGAGGCTTTAGGAACAGCGAACCGCACCTACCTAGGTAGTGAGTACGTCGCTTGCATTAAACCTGCAAAACTAGGGGAAGCCCTGCAATCCCTCAAAGAGCTTGAGGATATGTTGGAGAGTGAGGAGTTCATGGAATATATGCAAGTCGCCATTGCGGAAGAGTATATGTTAATCCCGAAAAATACACCATGGGAGGTTTATAGCGAAAGATTAACTCAAGTAGTTCTCAAGACAATAAAAGGTGAATTATGACAGATAAAGTTTTAATGTGGAATACAGAAGAAGA